GAAACAACAAAATTGTTTGATTTAATCAAAACAATAAAAGATCATTACACCGAATATGGTAGTAAATGGTCAGTCCCAGTGCACTGGATGTGTGCGGAACATGATTTAGAGTTCTCCAGATTATTGGAGTATACTCACCACAAGGCATTCGAATGTGATGCTGTGAGTGTGAACAAGAAACAAATTCTTATTGGATACGTTGAAGCTACGGCTGACGCTGACGAATACGAACAGTTCTTTGGACACCCTCGCATATTCTTAAACGATGGCCGTGTGTTGAATACACCAAAGAAGGAGCAAACGATGAGGAATGCGAAACCGCCAAAATCTAATACACGAAAGACCAAGATCAAATTAACTATCGACTATGTGACTGAAGGACAGATGTCTACGATAACTTTATATCGTAATGACTTTGAAGCTGCCCTCTGGTATGATCGATTAACCTACATGATTGCTAATGGCATCGATGTAGATGATGAGTCAAATTTAGCTTTCCAAGATTCTTTAGCGGATGCCTTAGATATCATCCCAGATGAAGAAGAGTCTGATGGAACAGAAGGAGCGTTAGACAATGAATAAACATATCAATCCTGATGGGGAAATCAAATCAAGTGGCTACCAGTATAGTAAACTGGATACCATGATTGAGGGTTTCCGATCTTTCGCAGAGAAGGCTCAGAACTTGTTATCATTGATAACAATTGGTCGTATCGATTCAATTGATTACAGCGGTCCTCCTACACGGATCTATTCAGCTATGATTAGGTTGAGTCAACGTTACTACGATGTACGTATCATCCTTGATGATGCTGGCGAGATTGTTGCAGTTTCAGTCAATCGTGATGACCGCATGGTTACCAAACCATTGCAGTTTGAGCCTGTAGCTGATGTTAATATTAGAGCTGATAAGTCTAGTAGCATTACTGGTGTTACTATAAATCGCACTTTTAAATAAGTAAGTGTGATGGGTGTTTGTGGAAGTTCACCTTAATAAAACTTCCATGGCGTTGTTAGCCTGAAAAACACGGAAAGGAGTGTATCATGGCTGATAATCGTGGTCCTCTGACTCTGTTTGAGGGCTCTTTTGAGTATAAAAATACAGTTAGGGAGTTCTCACTTGAGGAAGAGGGGTCGGACGGGTATATTGATTCTTTGACCAAAGAGAGTCGATTATCCGTGCTTGCAACTCTCGCCCGGACGAGGAAAGGTTTTAACACTGATTTAGTTACCCCCATTATTGGTAGTAGTGAGCCGGACAAGCTTCAGGCGCGTACGGTGATTAGGGATGCAGTGTTAAAAGTGGTAGATAAACTGACAATTGAACCGGGTATGACACCGCTGTTGGACGCTGAAAGAATCCTGGCAAGCAAGGTCGGTCCGTTGAGTATCATGCTACCTTTCGCTCAACGTCG